GCTTGCGTCAGAAATTAAAATAGCCTATGTTTTCAGCAGGTGATTTGGGCGACAGGGACACGTCACGGCTCATCAGCGGGAAACTCACCTTCCCAGCGCTCACCATCTCTTTGCCAAAATTTCACAGTTGCGATGCGTCGCTCGCGGATGCCAAGGCGTCGGCTCTGATAAAGCCGAAGGAGCCGGGATAGCTGGTTAACCCGGCGCATCGCTTTCATTTGCAGGCACTCGGGCTTCGCTGCAATCAGCATAGCTTACGGATTAAGCGCCGGACATTCGGCCGCCTGCAATCCAGATTCCGCATCGTGCGGATAGCCGGCTGGGGCCGGCGCTTTCAAGCGAAAGGAACGAACATGAGCAAGTCAGACGACCTGACGAAAGTGGAATATCGCGTACGCGAGATCAAGCGGTTCGTTGTTACTCGGTATCATCAAAGCGAACATGGTGCCGGCGTCGATACAAAAGGCGAGTACGGCAATCCAGAGATCGCTTACGAGGTCGGGTATGCCCTCTGCAAGGCGGAGCACGAGCGCCTTGGTTGGCCAGTTGCCGATGATCGCATCCAATACCCGCAGATGCCCGTCGAAGCTGGTGGCGCGACCCCACTCTGACCTCGATTCCACACAAATGTGGAGCGCAGTGCAATGCCAGAACCACGGCAGATCGAAAACCTGGCTGAGCAGGCCACCAAGAAAGCTCGGCGTCTCCAGTCAAAGGCCGCGCTCAACAACGCGATCATGTTGATGGCGCACGATTGGTCGATGGCAGAGATCGTTGAGATTCTGCGTGGTCACGCGGACCAGATCGAGGAATTCGACTAGGGCTTCTTCTTCCCTGGCTCAACTTCCTCGATAGCAGGATGATTCAGCCGGATCGTAACCGGGGTTAACCCTCCAATCTGGAAGGTGAGCGTCTTCTCATCCACTCGGGTAATGGTGGCTCGGATGAGGATGTGATCGCCAGGCTTGGGCTGCTTCATGAGCGAGAATTAGCGCCGGCTTAAGCAGCTTCAAGGTTGCTGCTGAATCCGCGAAAGTGTATATTGGTCGCACGGTTACGGCGAGAGTTCCGGCATCAACCTCGCGTCCTTCGGGATTTCACGGCAGGCGAGTCGAGTCATGGTGTGGTAGGGCGTGCTGGGGCATGTCGGGCCACGGCAGGCGATTTATCGCTACGCATGCAATGGCACGGCCCGTTGAGGCCGGCAGATAGAGGGCGGTTCTTCGGAGCCGCCCTTTTTCGTGAGGTTATGTTGATGGCTAAGATTACCTATTCCGCCAAGAAGGCCGCACAAGGCAAGGACATCGGCAAGAAGGGGAAGAACTTCTCCAAAATCGCCGAGAAAGCCGGGAAGAAGTACGGCTCACCTGAGGCCGGCAAACGCGTAGCGGGCGCAATCCTCAACATGCTGCGGAATAAGTCGAAGTGACGATTGTCCGCTCGCCGATACGCTCACCACTCAGGAGCCCGGTATACGGTCCAACGACTGGGCCCTTTGGGCGAACCGGCACGCTTGCTGATTTCACCTACGACCTGGATTTCGTAGCCAACACCTACAAGGGCGGCACACAGCCCTACGGCAATAATAATAACGATGGACGGTTTTTCCGCGATCCGTCGAACACAACCGCTACCTACTGCCCTGATAATACAGGGCTCCTGATCCTTCAGGCGGCCGCCGGCCTTCGCCGCACCAACAAGGGTGTGTTCTCGTATATGTCAGGGACCAATTCCCTGCTGTGGAACAGAGACCTCACGAACGTCGCTTGGACCAAATCGGCTAGCATGACCGCCGCCAAGACCCAGACTGGAGCGGATGGCGCGGCGAACTCGGCGACCCTGCTTACAGCCGGCGCCGCGAGCCAGACGGTAAGTCAGTCTGTCACCTCGGCCTCTGTTCAGCGCGTGTTTTCGGTGGATATGAAGCGCGTGACCGGCACCGGTCCAATTCTGCTTTCTCTAGACGGCGGCACGACCACAACGGACGTTTCGGGGTCGCTTAACTCGACGACTTTCACACAGGTCTATGCGACACAGAACAATCTAAACCCTGTCGCAACCATTACCATCGCAACGTCTGGCGACCAGGTGACGGTAGATTTTTGCCAGATGTGCTCGACCACTATCAGTGGCCTGAACATCCCGACACAGCAACGCTATCTGACCACCACTGCAACGGTCATCAATTCGCAAACTCGGCCGAATGTCGCCAGCGCTGACGCTGGCCCGCTGTTCCCGGTGACCAATGCGCCGTTTGCGTTCTACTGGCAGGGCAGATCAGAGCGTCCGACCGGCGGTTACGTTATCACCTCGGACGGCAACCTCTTCTGCAATGTGGACAACAACGGGGCAGTGCATTTCTCGGAGAACCCAGCGGATTCGGTGACAGCCAATAGCACCTGGCGCTCGGGCTTGAGCCAGCTCAACAAGGTCGCCGGCTGGGTAACGAATTCGAATATCAAAGTTGCCTGCAACGGCAATCTCGGGTCACTCGGATCGGGCGTCGTGTTCTCGGGCTCACAGACGCACTGGGACTTGGGCACCAACGGTGCCGGCGCCAATACCATCATGGGCATCACAGAGCGCGTTGCCTTCGGGCCGAACATAACCTTCAGCGATGCCGAACTCATCGCAATGACGACGTAGGAACCAGACATGGCCACAGGAACCAAAAGCGGCACCGGAGCCCTTACGACAGTCGGGCCGAACTACAAGTTCAATATCGACATCGATTTTGCTTCGACTGGTTCGGTGGACATCGAAAAGCAGATGCCTTCCGGAGCCTGGATCAAGGTGGCGACTGGCATCACAGCGGATTATTCGAACGTCTTCGATACGCCAGCCATGTCCACCATCCGTCTCAACGTGACGGCGAATGGCTCAACGATTGAGTGGGCCGTCATCCCTGGCGACCTGAAATCCTGAAGATCCTGCCTCAGAGCAGTGTTAGCCGCCCGCTTCGTGCGGGCTTTTTCATGGTCACAGCAAAGGACAACAGCAAATGACCACTCAGCCACGTTCCCTCTTCAAATCCATCATGGGCAAGCGCATCGGCCTCGGCGCCTATGGCCAGGTCGCATCGCAGACCCCGACTACCATTCTCGACATCACGCCGAAGTGTGTTGATGCCTCGATCACCGTTTCCGCTGAAGGCACGCCCGGCGCCGACCAGCGCGCCATCACCATCACGCTGAAAGACGTTCACGGCAACGCGATCGACTACGCCGAAACCGTCGACATCGTGATGCTGCTCAACTCGGGTGGCACGGACTTCGTTGCCACCGGTGGCTCGACCGGTATCGCTATCGGTGCCTCGGGCAAGCTTCTGACGATCATCGCCAAGAAGGTGTTCAAGGCCATCTCGACCACCTCAGGTGTCATCGCGCTCACCTGGACGGACACGGGCACTGAAGCAGCGTTCCTCGGCCTCTATCTGCCGAACGGCACGCGCGTCATCTCGTCCACGCTCCAGAACGCGTAACGGAACAGCTTGGAGGCAAGCTTTGACCGCAGGAAGGCCAACCGACTTCAAACCGCAGTATGGCGAGGAAATCCTTCAGCTCATGGCCGAAGGGCTTTCGCTCGCCGCTGCGGCTGCGGAACTGGGCATTCACAGGCAGCGCGTCTATGAATGGGAGGCCAACCACGAGGAATTTGCGGACACTATAAAGCTTGCTCGCTCAAAGCGGCAGCTTTTCCTCGAGCGCAGATTGCTCAAAGCCGACGCAAGTCCAATCGTCACATCCACCATTTTCGCCCTGAAGAACGCGGCTGGCGAAGACTGGCGCGACAAACAGGAACACACCGGCCCTGATGGCGGGCCCATCCAGGTGGTCATCGAGACCAAGGACGCCAGCATCCTGTGACGTTCACGCTAACGCGGAAGCAGGAAGCGCAGCGTGATCTGATCGCCTCCGACGCCACGCATATCATGGCGTATGGCGGTTCTCGCTCGGGTAAGACATTCGGCTTTGTCAGGGCGATTGTTCTGCGGGCATTGGCCCACAAGAGCCGGCACGCAATCCTGCGCTATCGGTTCAACCACATCAAGGCGTCGATCGTCTACGACACGTTGCCAAAGGTGATGGAGCTTTGTTTCCCCGGCGTTGCCGACAAGAGCAAGCTGGACAAGACGGACTGGTACTATTCCCTGCCGAACGGATCGGAAATCTGGTTCGGTGGCCTCGATGAGAAAGAGCGCGTCGAGAAGATCCTCGGCAACGAGTACGCCACGCTCTACCTCAATGAATGCTCACAGATTCCGTGGGCATCACGCAACATGGCGGTCACCCGCCTGGCTCAAAAGACTCCGCTTCGGCTCAAGGCCTACTACGACTGCAACCCGCCAGGAATGGCGCACTGGACGTATAAGCTTTTCGTAGAGAAGAAGGACCCGGATCGTCGGACGCCACTGGCGAACCCGGCGAATTATGCCGCCATCACCATGAACCCGAAGGACAACGAGGCCAATCTCCCGGCCTCGTATCTGGAGGAACTTCAGGGCATGTCGGAAGCCATGAGGCGCCGCTTCTGGCTAGGCCAATTCGCTGATATGTCGGATTCGGCCCTGTGGACACTGGAATTGCTCGATCAGCAGCGCATCGTTGATGGGGATCTCCCTGAGATGGCGCGCATTGTGGTCGCGGTCGATCCCTCTGGCGTCTCTGGAGAGGAAGACAAGCGTTCCGATGAGGTCGGGCTGGTCGTTTGTGGTCTCGGCAGAGACGGGCGCGGCTACGTACTTGAGGATTTGTCAGGGCGAATGGCCCCGGCTCAATGGGGCGACGCCGCTGTCTCGGCCTTCGAAAGGCATGAAGCCGACGCCATCGTAGCGGAAGAGAATTTCGGCGGCGCGATGGTTGCGGAGATTGTCCGCTCTGCTGCCGCGAGACAAGGGATATCCGCCCCATACAGGGCAGTGAAGGCCAGTCGGGGCAAGATTGTCAGGGCAGAGCCGATCGCCGCGCTATTCGAGCAGCAGAAGGTATCGCTGGCTGGTCTGTTCCCTGAATTGGAAGACCAGCTCTGCGCCATGACAACAGCCGGTTATGTGGGATCACGCTCACCTGACAGGGCCGATGCGATGATCTGGGGCCTGGCTTCCCTGTTCCCGGCCATGACGAAGCGGGAAGACAGTCAACTTGGCCGGCGCGCACCTGTGGTGAACGTCGGATATTCCAACATGAAGAAACGGAGAGCCTGACATGGGCGCACTTTTCGGCGGTAAGGCACCAAAGCCTGAAGCACCAACTCCCATGCCGGTGCCGGATGACGCAGCAGCCAAAGCGGCCGATCTTCGTCAGCGTCAGCAGATCGCGGCGCGCTCGGGCAGGGCATCCACGATGCTGTCGCGGCGCACGGGCGGCGATGCCGGCACTTCGAGCTATTCCAACTCACTGCTTGGGCAGGCCGGCTAATCGATGGATAGCCGCGCCAAGGAGCTTGTCTCTATAGGGGATAAGCTCTTCGCCAAGAAGCAGCAGTGGGACAGCCTCAATCAGGAGGTTGCCGAGTACATCTATCCCATGCGCGCGGACTTCACCCAGTCCTTCACGCTGGGTGATGACTTCTCCATGGATCTGATGGATTCCTATCAGGTTCAGGCGCGGGAAACGCTCGGCAACACCATTGGGGCGCTGCTGCGTCAGGGCGATTGGTTCAAGGTCCAGACCGGTCTCAAGGAGATCGATGAAGACCCGGCCAATGCGCGCTGGCTTGAGTATGCGACGAACCATTTCCGCCGGCTGGTCTATGATCGCCGGGCAAATTTCGTGCGCTCGACCAATGAAGCGGATCATGACTGGGTGGCGTTCGGCAACCCTGTCCTGTCGGTAGAGGAAAGTCCGGATCGCACGCACTTCCTGTTTCGGACCTGGCATCCGAAGGAATGCGCGTGGATGCTGAACCAGGTCGGCAAGATCGACCACAATCAGCGCCACATGCCGATGACGGCGCGCAACATGGCCATGCGCAAGGCGTGGGCCAAGAACCTACATCAAGATATCAAGGACGCGGCCGAGAAAGACCCTTCGAAGGAATTCAAGGTCAGGCACATCGTCCTTCCGTTCGAGGAGATTTACGCGGACGACAAGGCCAAACGGCGCCAGTACAAGGACAACCCGTTCTGCTCGCTCTACATCGACTGCGAGCATCAGCAAGTGTTGGGCGAGGGGCCGCTTCCGGTCTTCAACTACATCATCCCGAGGTGGAGAACGGTTTCAAGCTTCCCGCAAGGGTTCAGCCCGGCCGCCATCAACTCATTGCCCGACGTGCGCATGCTGCAATCGCTTGCCCGTATCCTTCTGGAGCAGGGCGAGAAGGCAGTTGACGCGCCGATGTTCGCACGCGGCGAAATCTTCCGCGACTCCGTCAACCGCTATGCCGGCGGCATGACCTATGTGGACCTTGAGGCGGACCAGAAAATCCAGGACGCCATCTTCACCGAGCCGGCCTCAAGCGGACTGAGCTTCGGCATGGAGATGAAGCAGGACGTTCGCAACCTCATTGCGGAAGCGTTTCTCCTGAACAAGATCATGCTGCCGCCGCAGCAGAAGACGGCCTTCGAGACGCAGGCGAGGCTTGAGGAATACCGCCGCGCCATCCTGCCGTTCACTGGGCCAATCGAGAGTGAATATCATCTTCCGCTCTTGGATGCAGCGTTCCAGATGGCTGTCAGGAACAACGCCTTCAACATCGATGAGATGCCCAAGGCGCTGAGCGACAAGGATGTGACCTTCACGTTCGAAGGCCCGCTCAACACGGCAGAGGGCAGGCAGAACGTCCAGGCCTTCCAGGAATCGCTCCAGATGGTCGCTGCGGCCTCTCAGATCGACAAGACGGTTGCTACCTTGGTTGATTGGCAGAAGGCCACCAAGGACGCTGTGCGCGGCACGCAGGCGCCGGCTGACTGGTTCAACGATGAACAGACGCAGCAGGACGCGGCAGATCAGCAGAACACCATCGACGGGCTCACGCAGGCTGCTGCTGCGCTCAAGGGCGGTGCGGATGTGGGCAAGAGCGTTGCCGATGCCTCTGTTGCTCTTCAGCAGGCGGGCATGATCCAGCAGCCAGCGGTGGCCGCGTGATGTTTTTGGGCAGGGTAGATATCTGCGCCACAGGGACGCTCGGCAGTCTTGACGGATTGCTTCGCCAACTCTGGAAGACGCCGAACAAGAGCGGTGACATCGCCTGCTTTATCCTGATCAGGGATGAGGCTGCGTGAAGCTTCTGGCGGCGGTGTTTGTGCTCTTGGCTGTTCAACTGGTGGCCTGCGCGTCTCACCACGACATGTCACGTGAAACATCGATCGGCATCATGGAGCTTTTAAAGCACGATCTGAACCACCCATAGGAGGCGAACTATGGCATTCTCGCAACCCAAAATGCATTCGGCTGGCGGCGTCACATGGATAGGCGAGGGTGATATCCCAAGTTTGCCAGAGCCCGCTCCTCGCACGTGGTCTCCATTCGATATCCACGTCATGCTCCATCACTTTGCGGCCCGCGAACCATTCCATCGGAAAGACACACCGGCTTACGCAGACAGCATGGACCGGCTCACCCGGTTGGGCCTCTTGGCGTGGAGCGAAGTGGAGAAGGAGACGATAGCCACACCGCTTGGTGAAGCTCTGGTCAAAATGTGGTGTGAGACCCCTGTTCCAGAGGTTCGCTACATTGATCCGAGAACAGGAACGGCGGTTGGCTGGTAATGGAAGCCCACGCTCCCGCGCCCTACGACAAAAACATCCTCATGGCGGTTCGCGCCGTGATTGCCGGTAAGGCCAATGAAGGCCAGCAGCAGACGACAATGGACTGGATCATCAACCAGGCCAGCAACTACTACGACCTGAGCTATCGCAAGAATGACAGCCACGCCACGGCCTTTGCCGAGGGCAGGCGGTTTGTCGGTGCCCAGATCGTGAAAATGCTTCGGCCGGAAACCCTCAAAGCAGTCGAGGGCAAGCCGCCGAAACCAGTAAGAGGCAAGAGGCAAGAGGCACCGAATGACTGAGGCAGCAGCGGTCGAGAAGGCCGCCGATACCACGACGACCGAAACTACAGCCGAAACCACTACGCAATCGACCGCAGCGGCCACCACGGAGGCGGCGAAGACTCTCGACACGGGAAAGACCGCAGTCGAGAAAGCTGCGGCTGGTGAGGCTGAGAAGGTCGAAGCCAAATCGCCTTGGGGCGACAACTGGCGCGAGGAAATGGCTGGTGGTGACGATGATGTCGCCAAGGCTATTTCCCGGTATGGTTCACCCAAGGGTGTTGCTCGGGCCCTGCGTGAGGCTCAGGTTGCCATCCGTTCGGGCCAGCAGCGCCTTCCGAAGCCCGATCCCAAAGACGAAAAGGCTATGGCCGAATGGCGCAAGGCCGAGGGCATCCCGGATGACCCAACCGGCTACAAGCTGCCGGAATCGGTGCAGAAGCGCCTGACGGATGACGATAAGCCTATCCTGTCCAGCTTCACCGAGTTCGCGCATGCCAAGGGCGCCCGGCCTGAGGTCGTGGACATCGCGTCTGAATGGTACATCGAGATGGCCGAGGCCGCTCAGGCCAAGCAGGCCGAAGAAGACAAGCTCGCTTCGGAAGAGGCTGAGGACACGCTTCGCAAGGACTGGGCGCACGGCGAATACAAGGCCAACACCACAATTGCCCGCCGCTTTATCGAAGGCATTCCTGGCGTCGGCGCTAAGTGGGCTGAGGCTCGCATCGATGGCAAGCGGCTCGGTGACATGCCAGAGTTTATCGCATGGGCCGCTGACATGGGCCGTGAGAAGTTCGGCGATGTGGCCTTCACTTCCTCTGATAGCGAAGCCAAGCACACGGCGCGCAAGGCGGAAATCGAGAAAATCATCGGCACCGATGAATATTACGAGAAGGGTCTGGATAAGGAGTATGCCCAGATCCTTGAGCGCGAAATGCGGCGCCGCAAATAAGGAATTCCTGACACAATCCGTCAGTGAACAAAGCTCGCTTCGTGCGGGCCTTTTTATTGCCCGATCGGCCACCCCGGAAACGGCCCCGAGACGGCAAGTCTACTGCCTATGACGTGAAGCCCCGACCAGCTGACCGGCCACCCCTGCAAAGGCCCCGGAACGCCTTCGGCCACCCTGCACGGACTGCGGCTCAAAACCTCCTCAACCCTTTGAAAGGACTGAACAATGGCTATTGAAGCCCAGATTGTACAGTACCGCAAGGAGTTCGTCGGAGCTTTCGAGCAGCGCGTCAGCTCGCTCAAAGCTATGGCGACCAAGGAAGCGGTGATGAATGGCAACCAAGCCACCTTCCTCGTTTCCGGCTCCGGTACTGATACTGCCGTCACCCGTGGGACCAACGGTCAGATTCCGTATGGCAACCCCACGAACTCGCAGGTTACTGCGACGCTTGTTGAAAAGCACGCGCCGTATGAACTGACCGGGTTCAACATCTTCGCCTCGCAGGGCGACCAGAAGCGCATCATGCAGA